ACCCGCGCGAGGCACGCACCAAACAGGTCGCCGAGGAGCGCGAGGCAATCATGAAGATCGCCAAGGCACGTTGGTTGGCGCGGACCAATATGTATTACCTGTGTAATAAGGTGCTTGGGTACAAAGATGTGCGCCCTGACGTGCATTACGGATTGGTGCGGACTTTGCAATCATTTCCACTGCCCGCAGACAATGAATGGTTCAATTATGATAAGCCCGTGGTTAAGCCTGATGGTTCGGTATCGTGGGCATATAAGCCTGTTATTCCTAATATGCTCGATTTACCGGGGCCTAGGAGACGCCTAATACTCGATTTTCGCGGTAGCCTCAAGACTTCCATTAATGTCGAAGCACATACCATCCAATGGCTGCTTAATTATCCAGATGCGCGAATACTGGTCATTCACGCGAAAGAGGGCCACGCGCAGAAAGTGCTGATGACTATTAAGAGTCATTTTGCTACGAACGAACAGTTGCGGATGTTGTTTCCCGATGTGTGTCCTACGGAAGAGGAGTTGAAACACTTCGGGAATGCTTCGGAGTTTTATCTGCCCAGTCGTCCCAATAAGACGCGGCGCGAACCTTCGGTCGGTACGTCGTCTATTGAGGGTACGATTGCTGGCATGCACTTCGATATCCTCAAGTTTACGGACTGTGTGGAATCGGAGAATAGCGCCAACAAGGATCGCCGCGATACCATTGCTTATAAGTTCGGTATGTTCCGGCCTATTCTCGTGTCGCCGCAATACTGGATTGACGTGGAGGGCACTCGGTACCACTTCGATGATTTATACGGGCGTATCATTGATGGACAAAAGCAGCTTCCTGTTGAGAGGCGCAGTTGGAGTATCTATGTTAGAGGATGTTATAAGAAAAAGCTGCCTCCTGGGATTAAGGACTATGCTTTTCTACCCGAAGAGTTGGAACTGCCGGACCTGAAAGATGCGGACGGAAAGCCGATCAGTTGGTGGCCCGAGCGGGTTCCGGTGGATACGTTGCTGGAGATGGAGAACGATCCAGCGCAATCGAAGTTCGAGTTCAATTCTCAGTACCGCAATCATCCCGTTGGAGACACGGAGGCGAGCGACTTCCCGGCTTCTGTTATCCAGTATGTGCCCACCGATATTGTGCGCAAGATTCCGATGGAATACTATGTGACAACGGTGGACACGGCAGAGACCACCAACGAGAATAGCAACTATTCGGTAGTGACGACGTGTGGGTGGGACTCCAACAATCGGTGCTATGTGGTGGATGTGCGCCGAGACAAGATGAAGCCGGATGAACTGGCTTCGGCGATCTTCGAGGTATACGCTAAGTGGCGACCTATTGTGGTGCGCATTGAGGAGACGAGTTATTCGCGCGGATTTCGCTTTGGTCTTGAACGAGAGATGCACCTGAAGCAGTTCTCGATTCCGCTTGATTTCGTGAAACCCGATAACCAGAAGAGTAAGTTGGAGCGCATTCGGCTGACGTTGCAGCCGGTGCTGCGGCGAGGCGATCTACGGTTTTCGGAAGGGCTACCCTCCGATGTGAAAGAAGCGATCTACCAGGAGTTCACGCAGTTTCCGAAGGGGGTATCGGACGACATCCTGGATACGCTCGCGGACCAGTTTCAGAATAAGTCGTTCTATGGGAGGATTCGTGAGAGAGAGACTTTCGAAACCATGTCACAGAAAGCATTTAATGCTCTCGTACAGGGGCTGGAGAATCCCTATGCGAACCCGACTTTGCCCGAGGAGAGCTACTATTCGCGGACAGGCGGGCTTTAGGTAGCCGCCTGCCGCTTTTCCTGGGAGAAGGCGAGCTTGTCGCCGTCGGCGGTGATGTGGATGGTAAGGCCCGCCGTAATCTTGCCGCTCGTCTTGAGGGCCGCTAACGGTTGCCACAACAGGCGAGTGATGGCTCGCTTAAGCGGACGCGCCCCATATTTGGCCTCGAAGCCGACTTTGACGAAGAGATCTTTTGCGGAGTCGTCGAAGCGTAAAGCACACGAACTACAGCCCCATCGAGTGGTGAGCCAGTCCTCGGCTTTGGCCAGTTCGAGGTCTACGATCTGGCGGAGATTCTCTTTGGTCAGTTCCTCGAAATAGAGAAACTCGTCAATGCGGTTGACGAACTCCGGGGAAAACTTGCGCTTGAGGCGCTGTTCAACCATGCGAGAGAGGGATGCGGGCGACGTGGTATTGGCGAAACCGGGGGCCTTGCCCATCTGGCCGATTTCGGCGTAGCCAACGTTAGATGTAAAGAAGATGAGCGAGTTGTCGAAGTTGACGGGGCTGTTGTCGCCAGTTCGCAAAATGCCTTTGTCGAGAATGCCTAGGAGGATGCGCTGCATCGAAGGCGCGGCCTTTTCCACTTCATCGAAGAGAACAATGGAAATGCGGCTGTATTCGGAGGTAACGGCTTCCAACCTTTGTGTGTTAATTAGGGGCTGCGTTTCTTTGTGCCCAAGGTAGCCCGGAGGTGCTCCGATCAGCTTTGCTACTTCGTGGTCCATTTGGAACTCACCGCAGTCAATACGGAGCAAATGGCGGTCGGAGTGATGCAGTATCTCGGCTACGGCTTCGACAGTTCTAGTTTTACCAGTACCAGTAGGGCCGAGAAGCATGAAAACGCCAGCGGGGCGACCGGGAGGGTTGAGGTTGGCGTCGATCATATCCAGGTAGGGAGTGATTTTGGAAATGCACTCCTGACCGATGATACGCTCGCGTAATCGTACCAAGTACGGGAGTTCGGCTTCTCGCGCTCGCCGAGAGTCGGCCATTGGAATGTGCATCCGAGTTCCGTTTACAGGCATTTTAGATTCTCCTCCTTTGGATCTTACTCGCAAAGCCATTCCAAATCAATTCCTTTCTTCGATCGCCTACAGAAAAGAGGGCAGATTGGCGTCCGCCCTCTCGTCCGTTTGTGTGGCGCGAAGCGCCACGGGGGTCTACAACTAGTGTACCACTAATGGCGCGTAGCGCCAATGGTAAAATAGAAGTAGCGATGGCTGAAGAACTTACTGGCAATCTGCCGCTTTCTAACGACCCAACTCCGGGGTACGCAGACATCTCAAAGCAGATGGCGATGTCCCGCGTCGTACAGACTTTCTTTAAGTACGAGAGTTGGCGGCAGCGCAACTATGACAACAAGTGGCGGCATCTCCAGGAGTTGTACAACGGTGTTGTGCCTAGACGGTTCTGGGAAGGTACCACGACCGAGCGAGCTTCGCTCTCTGTTCGGCTCATCCACTCGCAGGTGCAGAGCGTTCTTCCGTTGTTGCATCAGGCGCTCTTTGGCTCGGACGTTGAGTGGTTCAAGGTAGCGGCGATTGGCGATACAACGCCCCAAGAAGCTGCGGAAGTGCAGGCGCGACTTCTGTATCTGTGCGAGCATCCGACGGATCGGTTTGGCAACAATGTGCGCAACCAAGTTACGCTTACGCTCAACGATCTGCTTGTTAAGGGAATCGCCATTCTTGCTTTGCAAGTGGACCCGCTTACGCTCGAACCTGTAGCCAATCGTATCTCGCCTCTGGACTTCTATGTTGATCCCGCTTGCGGGCCGGACATTGAACAGGCAAAGTCGGTTATTTGGCGGCGTACCCTTACGCTGGATCAAGTGGAGGCACTCCGAGGAGCCGAAGGCTTCGACATTCCAGACCGGATGACGCTGCTGGCTTGTGCGCAGAGTACGCCTTCGGCGGTAGCTGACCATTCGCGGCAGATAGAGGAGGCGTCCCGAGGGGTGGCCTATAGTCCGATTTCGGACGGACAGGGTGTGTTCGGCGCGGAGAGTAATCTAGAGGTGCTTATCTATTACACCAAGACACGGGTTGTCTGGGTGCTGAATAGACAGTATGTGATTTACAATGGTGAGAATCCGTATGGGTTCTATCCGTTTACAGCGGCGACTTGTTTCTTTGACCCGGATCGGTTCTACGGGAATGGTTATTCTGATGTGCTGGCAGATTTGCAGAAGTACATGCAGTCGATTCGTAATGCTCGGCTGGATGAGCTTTCGCTGGCGTTGAATCCGCCGCGAGTGACTCGCGCTTCGCACGACCAGCGCATGACGTTCTCGCAGCGTATTTGGCGACCGGGCGCTCAGTTGGCGACTGAGAATGGTAAGGATGACATTGCCATCCAGATCCCGTCCAATATTACGCAGAACTCCTACCAGGAAGAAAGCTGGATGCAACAGCAGGCCCAGGAGATGACCGGAGTGAACTCCATGGTTCTCCAGGGTATGCCGATGCGGGGCAATGCCTCCGCAAGTGCGACTTCCGTAGGAGCGCAGCGGGAAGCGCCTTCCGTGCGATTGCTGATGGTGGTTCTTTCGTTGGAGAATTATTTGTTGACGCCGATGTTGTATAAGATGCTGAAGATGCACCAGATTCACAATCAAGGAGATCTTCAGTTGCGCGGTATGACTGCGGAAGGGCAGACCCCGGTTGCAAACCAAAGTTTGCAGCGGGAGGTCAAGTTTATGATGCTGTCCGCGACCCGAATGATGTCGCGTGAGAAGTTGTTACAGGTATTTCCGTTCCTGACGCAGTATTTGCTCAATCCTGATTTGATGGGGCATTTGCAGCGAATCGGAATGACCGTCGATATGGCGGAATGGGCACGCATGTTGCAGGATGCCAGCGGCACGAAGCAAGTGTATCAATTGGTGCGGCCTCTCAATGAACAGGAACAGCAGGCGCTTATGCAGCCGACTCCTGAGATGGTTCAGGACCAGCAGAAGACGAAGGCGTCGAACGAAGTTCGCCTCGCGATGGCTGACAAGAAGGCGCAGGCTGAGCAGTTGAAAGCGCAAGGCAAGTTGCAAGAGGTCGATAAGAAGACCGAAGCTGACATGAAGAAGGAAATGTTGATGGCTGTCATGCAGCGAGTGTTAGGCGGCGGAGCCGCCGGAGGCGGTAAGAATGGCTCTTAGCCCTGGCGATTTTGAGCAAGCGAGTAAAGCTCGCGATTTGGCGGATCTCTCTTCCCATCCCGGTTGGAGTGTTCTTCTGTCGGCTTTAGCCGACAAAGAGAAGCAGTTGCTCGAAGAGCTTGCGGTTTTGGATGACCCCAGAGCTATTGTGCGAGCGAAAGACCACTGGAGTAT